GCACTTCTATTAAGAGTGTGGGGCAAACCCACTCTCCCTCCCTTAGCCGGTATGACGATTTTACTCGTAGCATGACGGTTACGCTGGTTCTATTTGAACCGAAGCCAAGATATGCAAGAGATAGACAAAGAGCAAGAGGAAAAGTTGGTGGAGCAGATACTCCGGCTCAAGCAAGAGCCGCATCCGATTATCCCCATGTTGAGCGTGGATGAGCGCAAACGGATGATTGGGAATGTTGGCGCGTTTCGGACAATCGAGTTGCTAGAACTGCGAGAGAACAGAATCCGCGCAGAGCAGTCTGACCCGATACGCTACGGCACAGAGTTCGATTCATGGGCAGACTCAGACAAGCTGCTCTCCGAATACAACGAGATGATTATCTTGGGCGGAAACAGGGCAGGCAAGACGGAGTATGCTGCAAAGAGAGCCGCGCAGATGTTCGTTGGCGCAGACTTGGGCGGCATGCCGGATTGGATCAAGGAGCGTATCGAGAAACGCAATCTGAGGATATGGATGCTCCATACAAGCCATTTCACCTCCGTGTCAGCGCAGCAGAACGTCTTCTACAAGTATTTGCCAAAGGAGCTAAAGAACCTCAAGAAGAGCGTCCACACCCAGATTGGCTACAGCCAGAAGAACGGGTTTACGGACAATACTGCCGTATACATGGGAAACCAGGTGTGGTTTATGAACTACTTCCAAGACATCAAGGTGATTGAAGGTGGCGAAGTGGACTTCATCTGGTGCGACGAGCTTGTGCCGCAGGATTGGCTAGAGACGCTAAGATACCGTTTGGTGACAAGGAACGGCAAGATGCTCATCACGTTCACCCCTGTCGAGGGCTATACATCCGTTGTGAAGGAGTACGTCAACTCAGCCAAGATTACGCACTGGAAAGAGTCCGACTTGCTCCCGAATAGCAACGTCATCGGTGTTCCAGCGGGGCACATGCCGTATATGGCCAAGAACGTGTTCGGGAAACACGCCTGCATTTGGTATCATTCGAGAGATAACCCCTACAACAACTGGAGCCGGATGAAGGAGACGCTCCGAGGGAAGACAACGAACGAGATTAAGATTCGCGCCTACGGCTGGGCTGAAGCAACAGCAGGTAGCCAGTTCCCTCTGTTCAATGACCACAACATCTTCAGCAAAGACCCGAGAGAGATTGAGGGCACGAACTACATGGTGGTTGACCCAGCAGGTGCGCGAAACTGGTTCATGCTCTGGGTGAGAGTGGACAAGAACGGAGTGCTCTGGGTGTACAGAGAGTGGCCTGACCAAAGCTATGGCGAGTGGGCATTGCCATGCGAGAAGCCGGACGGTAAACCTGGGCCAGCGCAGCGCAGTTCAGCAGGCAGAGGCGTGGACGAGTACAGTCTGCTTATCCAGACGCTGGAGATTAACGACAAGGATAAAGAAGAGATAGCAGAGCGATATATCGACCCAAGAAGTGCTGGAACAGCCGCTATGACGAAGGAAGGCGGAGTTACGCTGCTTGATATGCTCGCAGACGCTGAGATACCGACATACTTTATCCCCGCAGCTTCGGCCAGTGTGGATGAGCGTGTGCTCATCATTAACGACCTGCTATGTTACGACAGGGAAAAACCCCTAGAAGAAGGGGTGAACCATCCAAGGCTTATGGTGCATGAGACGTGTCAGAACCTGATTTACTCGCTTCGGGAGTGGACAGGCGCAGACGGGCAAAAAGGAGCTAGTAAAGACCCTATTGACGCACTAGGATATTTGGTAATGATGAACCCGCAGCATTCGGATGCGACGGATGAGCTTATGAAGGCGGGACAAAAATTTGCAGGAGCGTACTAATGACTTACGACAAAGATCCACTAGCGATTGCAGGAGCAACGCCCGATATTGGCGACCTTCTGGACGAGTATAACCGCTCCATGGTGAACTCAAGCCAAGGCAATTTGGCGACCAAGTTCGATAATATCCGCTTTTGCAGGTGGTCTGGACAGACAGATGACGGCAAGAAATGGAGCAAATGGCGTGAAGAAGGCAATCCGGCGTGGCCTTTTGAAGGCGCAAGCGATGTTAGGCTCCGGCTTGTGGACAGCACCTGCAACGAGCTATCTGCCCTGCTAGTTACAGCTTTTCAACGCTCAGACATCAAAGCGCAAGCGTCCAACCTGCAAGATTTAGGGCTATCGAACGTAGCCTACACCTTAATGCAGTGGGTTAGGGACAATAAGATGGCGAATGAGCTTCGCAAAGAAGCAGAGCTAGCAGCGCAGTACGCTCTTCAGTACGGCTGGACAGCATTCTACGTTGGTTGGGAACAGCACATCAGCAAGCGGCCACAGTCCATTTCCATGGAACAAATCATGGGGCTAGCACAGCAAGCAGGCAGCGAGCAGTTAGCGCAGCTTCCCATACTGATTATGGAGCAACCGGACGTAGCAGCGTCCATCGTGCAAGCTGCCTTGGGGATTGACCTCTCCGAATGCAAGCGCATGGTTAAGGAGCTAGCTGAGACAGGCGTAACTTCATACGACGAAGAGTACGTCTCTCGCAACCTGCCAACGGTGCAAGCCCTCAAGCCTTGGGATGAAATCATTTTCCCGCCTGAGACAGCAGACTTACAGAGGAGCAGGGTCATCTTCCGCAGAACGTGGATGAGCGAAGTGGAACTGCGCGAGAAAATCACCACAGATGGCTGGAATCCAGACTGGGTTGAGAGAGCACTCCAGCAGATTGGCAAAAGCAGCACGCTCTACAACATCAACCTGCTCCCAACGACGACGATGCTCGTCTACAACGGGGTCAACTACAACAACATGGTTGAGGTGGTGTATGCGTACCAGAAGAGCTTGGATGGCAAGGCTCCCTGCATTTACTACACCGTGTTCTGTCCGCAGGCGGCAAGCAACAGGCGCGAGGATGACGCAAGCTGGGCTATCTACGAGAAGCTGGACTACGCACATGGCGAGTATCCCTTTGTGGAGTTCCGCAGGGAACAGCTCCGCAGAGCGATTGCAGATAGCCGTGGGATTCCTGAGTTGGCGATGACTGATCAGGACGAGATTAAGGCGCAGCACGACTCTATCCGCGATTACACGGCGTTCGCAACGCTGCCGCCCATCAAGGTGGTCAAGCGCATCGGAGCTATTAACAAGGTTGGCCCAGGGGTGCAACTGCCCGTGACGCAGCGGGACGATTACACATGGATGGAGCCTCCGGCACGGGAGCCGAACACAGCATTCAACCTGATTAAAGCCGTAGAGATGCGGCACTGCGCGTACTTTGGAGTATCGCATGAGCTTGTGAACCCCGTGAGAACGCAGACGCTCCAGCAGTTGCTCGTTAACAACTGGCTTATGAGTTGGAGAGGCGTGTTCCGGCAAGTGTTTGCTCTGTGCGCTCAGTTCCTCTCGCCAGAAGAGATTGCTGCGATTACTGGCGGAATGCAAATCCCGCAGAACTTGGCGTCTATCCACAACGAGTTCGACATCAACATTCGGTTTGACGTGCAGGACATGAACCCTGACTTCATCCAGAAGAAGATTCAGTTCTTGCAGACCATTAGCCAAATGGACGCTGGCGGAGCTATCGATAAGAACGCCTTAACCAAGATGATGCTGCAAGCTGTGGCTCCAGAGGTGGCGAACCAGCTTATCGTGAATCAAGCGCAAGCAAGCCAGCAGATGTACAAGGACGTGCAGAGCGATATTGCCAATATGCTACTAGGCAACGAGGCCATTTACGCTGAGAACGATCCAGCCGCACAGACCAAGATGCAGTTCGTACAGGACATCATGTCGAAGAACCCGAAAGCGCAAGCGGCATTGCAGCAGGACGAGAACTTCAAGGCTCTGTTCGAGAACTATGTGAAGAATATCCAGATGAGCCTGATGCAACAGCAGAACGCTCAGATTGGGAGATTGGGAGTGAACCAAGTTAACAGACCTGCGTAATGCCAAAGCCTGCTCGTAAGCCTGAGAAAAGCGAACCCGCGCCTCCTCCTGCTCCGAAGGAAGACTTTTTAAGCAGGGTCACGCAGGCAGTTGAGCGAACACGCGAGGCATATTTAGAGAACAAGACAACGCCAGACGACCCGTACGGATTGCCGCTAGAAATCAGGCGCGGGGGCTCTATTTCGCCACTGGAGCTTGCCCAGAGATACTACGGTTCTGCACTAGAAGATCAGATGGCAGCGGCACGGCAGTATGCATTGGAGGCGCAGCAGAAGCACGAGACAAGTCCAGAGGAATATCCGTTCGTTGTTCCGCAGTCATACTACGAGGCAATGTCGCAGCAAGTGCCCGTTCGTTTTGCAAGAGCAGGGATTGTCGCCCACTACGACCCAGAATCCAATGTCGCAGCAATACCAGTGCTGACCGACTACATCACCCAGCAAAGCGGAGGATATTTGCAAGAAGGAGAGAAGGCAAAGCACGCAAGAGCCAATGACCTTATTGAACAAGAAATGAACATGCGTTCAATTGTGGAGAACCTGCCAGAGAGGTACGCAGGGACTATTGAACACGAAGTGATGCACTCCGTTGCCCCATTCAAAATGGAGACAGGTGACATCTCCTCAAAGAACGCAGGATACATGGGGGACAAAGGTCATCTCGCATTGGGCCTTACGAAGATTCAGAGGGAGTATTACAAGAACATGGGCGAGCGGCTAGACCCGCAGAAGTTCAACGACTTGGTAATGAGTCTTGCCAGCATGGAAGACCCAGAGGAAGCAATGAGCGGCTATTCCACAGAGGCGAAAAGAGCACTCAGGACGCAAATCAAGAACGCCAAGCCCATTCTGAAGTACAAGCAGAGGCTGGAGGAATACAACGAAAAGCTAAAGGAGCACGAGCAACTCCCGAAATGGAAACAGTTCCTACAGGGCAAGCCGTACCGCTCACCTAGCGAATTGTCAGTTCCAACGCGCAACATGCTCTTCCTTAACCAGAGCGCAAACCTTATCCCTGCGCTAGTTAGCACAGGCAACAACGAACAACAGGCAACATGACCGAAGAACAAGCACTAGCATTCAGCTTCACTGGCGAGAATAAGCTCTGGGACAATGTTCTTGGAGTTATTGACTCCTACATTGAGAGAGAAGTCTTTTTTGCAATCGACAAGAACACCACAGGAGAAGCCAGAGTACACGCTGCTGGACGAGCGGACGGGGCTAATGGTCTCAAGGAAACTTTGCTATGGTTTAGAGAGGAAGCCCTTAAAAAAAGAGGGTTGACAGATACAGATTTGACCGCATAGTGCGGTTAATTGCCTGCTAGTCTGGGCAACAACAAACAGACTTGGTTAATGATAGCGGTTCTTGCACCGCAATAAAACAGCATGCCACAAGATGAAACACAACCTGTGTCGCAGTCACAGGGGGAAGAAAGTTCTGCGGAACAAGTCGGTTTGCTCGATGAGTATTCGCTTAGTGCGATGATCAAAGACACGTTCCTATCCGACGAGGGACAAGCAAAAGCTCCCGCTCAAGAGGAGCAATCGGCAGAGGAGGAGGAAGAGCCGCAGGCTGAAGAAGCCGAAGCTGAAGAATCCGAATCTGAAACGCAGGAAGAATCGGAAGAAGAATCCGAAGAATCCAGCGACGATGTGTCCAAGGGCGTTCAAAAGCGAATCAACAAGTTAGTTGCCGCTAAGAAAGCTGCCCTTGCTGAAGCGCAAGCCTACAAGGAGAAACTCACGGAGCTTGAGAGCAAGCTCAGTCAGGCTCCAGCCCAGGTCGCAAAGCAGGAGAATATCTCTGATGCAGTTGCCAAGCTCACGAGTGTTGAGCAGGTGGATGCAGAGTGGAGAAAAGCTACTGAGGTGCTGATGTGGTGCGAGGAGAATCCAGATGGCGGCGTTATTCAACTGCCTAGTGGCGAAGAAGCTGATGTGGATGAATCCCAAGTGCGGCAAATGAAGAAACTTGCGCTCCGGCGCAGGGAACTGGAGTTGCCAGCACGAAGACAATATCTGCTAGTTGAGCGAGAAGCTGACGCTCAGACGGTGAAGGAGTTCCCATGGTGGAAAGACCCTTCTACGAAAGAGTATCAGACCGCCCAGCAGGTGTTGAGGGACTTCCCAGAGATTCGGGCCAAAAGAGCAGACTACAAACACATCGCTGGGATTGTTGTTCTGGGACTCCAAGCATACCAAAACATGCATGGGAAACAGGCAGCAGCACCCAAGCCTATCAAGCGAGCACCAAGCCAACCCGCAATCAAGGCTGCGCCTATGGTTAAGGACAATGGCAAAAAGGTGTTTGATAGCTTCGCTAGAAACAACGGTGACTCAAAGCTGTTCTCTGACCTGCTCAAAGCCAAAGGTTTCGTAGATTAACAACTCAATACTATGCCTCTATTAACTGAACCCAACCTCTCCGGTCGCGGTAAACGCGAAGACCTCATGGACATGATTGCCTTGGTGGATGCCAAGGACACGCCATTTACTTCAATGGCGCGTAAAGGCTCCAAGCCTGGCAACATGTACTTCCGCTGGC